CGGTGGGGGCAGTTACATTCGAAGCAACTTCGTCCAAGATTCGACGGTAGAGCGAAGGAGTCATCTCAAGACCCTTGAGCATCGTTGCGTTCGACACGAACAGGCTGAACCGATTCGCGGCCTCGGCAAGAATCTGTGACTTGCTGAACAGCATCTCGTCGTGATTCTTTGAACGCCTCTGAGACAACTGAAGTTCGCCCTGACCTTCTTGGTTGGTGCAGAAAGCACGGAAGGTGAACCCGATTGCACGGGTGGGGAATGCACTGTTCATGCTGGCGGTGTACATGATTGAGCGAGTGACCTCGTCACCATCAGCGAAGGTGTAAGGCTCGTCAATGTCTTGTGTGAAGACAAGAACCGCACCGTGATTCCAAGTCTGCATGTTGGTGACGCTCTCTGGGAACATCGCCTCGGCAGTGTTGAGAAGCGACTTGTATGAGCCAGAGTAATAGTTCTTGCTCACACCAGAGTTGAGGACAACCTGACTGCCGTCAGCGTACTCACGGTAAATGGTGAAAGTTTCATCATCTTCCGTCCTGTTGGGGAGGATGGTGCCCACCCTCTGTGGCTCAAAAAGAGCATTGGCATCAAGAGCCGCGTCGATGGCGTTGATGCCATCCTCATACTTGTGCTTTGTTGAAAGCATGTAACCCATTTGTGACCTCCTTGGTCTTGGTTGCTGGGGCTACTCGTATTTTAACTTGAGATAAAACTATTTTGCAAGTATTTTCTCAGATAATTTTATTCGGATGAAGAATCCTCTTCTTCGTTGTTCTCATTCAACTCCCACGCGTCCTTCCAAATGTTGGCAACAAACTCTGCCTGAACACTATCCAGACATGGGATATCGAAGATTAAAGAATCTGTTGAGTCTCCCGTTGGAGAAGCCACCCAAGCCTTAACGTTGTTGCCCAGAATATCAATGTGCAGGCACTCGCCCTTAACGCGAGCCTTCTGTTTGGTTTTGTTTGACATATTTACTCTCCCAGTAAAACTTCGCCAGCGATTGATCTCGGTGGCTCTTTGTGTGGGTCACGCAAAGGCAAGATAGCGAACTCGCCCATCCGCTTCTCAGTCCACCTGATCGCTTCATTGTAATTATTGAAAGGACCATAGTAGGCAATACTGCTACCTCGGTAGCAAGAAACGATGTGTGGGCTTGCAAGAATCCGATTGACCTCTACCCGATCAACCCCAAGAGCCTGAAACTCTTCTTCTGTCAGTTTTCTATTCATTTTCCCTCCCAGTTAACCAGATAGAACAATATTACACATCAAACGCTTCAAACGGACTTACTCACGCTTCAACTGCAAACCCATGATATCCGTTGATATTGGACGCTTGTTTGATCGCCCAACTAACAATCTGATCGTCGTTGTTACACTTCTCGCAAAGAATAACGTCTGCATAATCTTCTGTCTGTGTTTGTGGGTAAGAGTCTCCCACATACGCATAAGCAGAGCCATCCAGTGGCACTGGTTTTAAACCACATGCACTGCAATGGTAGTACCCATCGTCCAACGCTTGCCCCCTTGATTCCCCATACCCATCAGTGTCATTCCCGTCAACCGCCCAAGGACGATTTAGCCAACCGTGTTGGTCAAACAGAGGCTCATCTGGGTCGAACTCGTCCAATGATGCCGTCGATGAAATTGGCTCATCAAACAGGCTGACCTTGTCTACATCTACCGAACCAAAGAAACTGAAATTGGGTGACTTGTTCATGCTTGCATTCTTTGCTGTCGAATATCCAAAATTATTGATGAAGTCACGGAGCGCATTTTTAATTGAGGCACCTTTACCTTCAGCAAGGACATCGCCACTGTTTTTGATCTGATAATCGCCGGTCTGGTAGTTACGCACGATTTCGTAGCCAAGGATAGACCAGTATTCCAACTTATCGATTCGTCCTTCGTACTTAATCCCCATCTCTTCTGCAATTTCAACGACTTCAACGTCCGAAAGCGTATTTTGTTCGTTCATGCTTGCCTTCTTTGCTGTTTTGAGAACTTGGCGAAGAACATCCTCACGAAACTGAGTCCACTCATACTCGCTGAAATATGGCGGTCTAATTCTCATTGCCTCACCACGCAACACTTCTGCACTTTCGTAGTCGCCCTCAGCCTTTGCCTTTTCGTAGTTGTAAATGTACGTTTGGTAATTTCGGATTGCTCTCGCACCAGTCTGACCAATCCGGTTACTGCGAAGCCAATCGCTAATCCACTGCTCGGTCTTGCTGTCAGGGTCTGGATTGAACTTTTCTGGTTTGAACTTTGATGACTTGTTCATGCTTGCAACTGCTCCTATTGAACGCCAGTACGCCTTAATTTTCTCAACATCACCGGGCTGGTATTGTTTAGCAAAGATAGAAAAATCAATCGGATGTTTTGGTTTTGAATACTTATCCTGATTTGCATATCCGTCGTCGCTGTCTTCGTTAGGTAAATCATCGACTGGAACACCAAAATATTCGCAAGCCTCTTTGATCCCACCAAGACGTTCCCCATAAACGACTACTTCATCGTCTCGGACACCGTGTGGGTTAGCGTATCTAGATGCGCGAGTGGAATCGGCAACATCAATACAGCATTGACGGCAAACGTTAGATTCGTAAGGACGACCGCTTCTCTTGTAGTTCGCACCACCAGATACCGAAACTGGATGGGTTTCATCAGCAGGCTTGTACTTCTTGCACCAGTTGCATCTAATTTTTCCGTCTTCTCTAGCCACAGAAATCTCCCATTGATCTCTTCTTTACTGCAATATCTTTGCTATCGACAGTGTCGGCCAACCAACTACAACTTCTTGGCGCACTCGGGACCGATGAGGTTAGAAATGCTTGATGGAGTGGTCAGCATTCGGTTGCACATCAAACACCGCTGTGCGAACTGAACGTCGTCGCCACCAGCGAGCGCAACCTCTGCCTCACGGAGAAGTTCTGCATTCTCGCTGAACCGCTTCCACACCTTGACAACACCACCCTGCTTGACAAACCCGAACCCGACATAGTCAGACTCGTTGTCTGAACCTGCGAGGTAAGAGATGATCGTTTCGCCCGGAGCAAACTTTGCATCAGCAGGCTGGACTGCCGTACGGAAAGTGCGGTGACCGTACTCGGTGGTAAGAGTAAATGTTCCGATGGCGCAAGGTGCCGTAGGAATTCCGTCGACAGCAACTTCCTTTGGCTCTTCAACGACGGGAGCAGGCTTGCGAGCATCACACTTCGCCTTCATCTTTGATGCCGAATCGAACTGCTTCTGGCTGAGGTAGCCACGGTCGAAGTAGAAGTTGGAGATCGACACTGCGAAGTCTGACCAAGTCTGAGTAGCAAGCCATTCAGCGAGAGCCTTCACTTCGTCGCCTGAGACACGCTCAGGACGGGTGCTTGATCCAGTGCCGTTGCCGTTGCCCGAGCGAGTAGCCGTAGTCACCTCGTTGAGTGTCATGCGGAATGCAGGGCGAACGAACGCACCTTGAATCGTGGCGCAGTTGCAAGGCGAGTTGAAGTCTTCATCCCGACCAGTGCCGTTGCACACGGGGCAGTCGGGGAGAACGATTTGCGGGGCTGGTGTCTTCGTCATACTTCTATGTTACCTGAAACCAACATCCGAGTCAAGAATAAAAAACTTCAAAAATAACCGTGCAAAAGATGCCCATCTAACGTCAGCCCCTTCGTACCCCACCGAAAGGAACCAAAATGAAATGTCCACAGCAACCCATCGCACTCATCGAAGCCAGCCGAAAAGTCGGTTGGGCAAAGTTCTATGAGATGCAACGAATCAGTGAAGAGAAGGACGACAAACTTTCTGAACTGCGGATGGTTATCAAGACACTGGCAGAAGAAGTCCTGCGATGTGAACGCATCCCAGATGACCACGACCTCATCCGATACGCACGCTACGCACTTGAGCGTTAGCCATTTATAAAAAGACCCCCGCTGGTTCCGGTGTTAGTAGCACCGGAGCGAGGGTCTTTCATTGACTGTTGTATTAGCAAGCACAACAACAAATTGAACACTACATCAAGACTCAAGCGTGTGTCAACAACTGCTAACGAAGGAAGACAAGGGCGGTCGAATAATCACGACGAGCATGAATCTGCCTGCGACCAGCCGGTTGCTTCCTGCTACCAGAAACAAACAGCATGTCAGCAAGCCTGAAGCCAAGTGACTCTCCGTAATCAGCGAAGGTTCGACTTTGCCACTGCACCTTGCCAGACGACACCTGATCTTGGCACTTCACAATGAGCGAGCGAGAACTCACACGCGCACACTCTGACATGCCATCGAAGATCAGTTGGTATCTGTTCTGAATGCTCACTGGCTTTTTATTGCCCACGCCATACGACGCATCGTTAGCAAAGCCATGCGACGAACCATTCAACTTGTACGGTGGGTCAAACAGCACTGCATCAAACTCCCCGTCCTCAAATGGCATGTCAGTGAAATCTACTGAGCGACCGTACGGAGAAAGTTCAGGCTGAATGTCACACCCAGTCAATGCTTCTGGCTGAACATCCTTCCACCATCTTCCGTACCCATACGTCGGATCAAGGATTGGTTGAGAAAGATCGATGTAACCGAGTTCGACTAGGTCAGCAACAAGTTGTGCGTTATTCGACCTTGTGCCAAACGCGTAAATCTCAGTCATCGTATTCAAAGACCTGCTCTTCGTCTTTCCACTTGGATGCTTTCGCGGCTTCCTTGTCGAAATACGCATTCAGTCCATACGGGCTATCAGTCTCCGAAGCGAACCGTGAGCCAGTCTTCAACATTCCAACAATGCTGTTCATTGTCTTGTCGTGCTGAGTCCTGTTCCTACTGAAGATAGTTTCATGCTCTGACCATTCGATCTTCATGTCGCTCATAAATTTCTTGTGCAACATTCTTAGTGAAATCATCGCATCTTCGCACTCACGGACATCGCGGCGATCAAGCCATTCACCGCTCCCCATCAATTCGATGCAGTCCTTAATCCACTCTGGAGAGTAATCCTCGTCTGCTACAACAGAAGTACGCTTGAGGACACTGAGTGCGTAATCGAACATGTCGTTACCATCACTCAGTACCTCACCATTCCTCCCCCGCCTTACACCGGGCTTCAACTTGACAAGTATTCCAACTTGAACTGGCACTAAATTCTCCTTCTAAAATAATGTTGGGTGAACAGAACGAATCCGCTCATTCGCCAACTCTGCATAATCAGGGTTTAACTCAACCCCAACGAACCTTCTCCCATGTCGGAGAGCAACAACACCAACTGTTCCTGAGCCAGCGAATGGATCAAGAATCAAGTCTCCCTCTTCCGAACCAGCCAGCACACATGGGGTTACCAACTCTTCTGGCATGACGGCAAAGTGTGCGCCCTTGAATGGGCGAGTAATGATAGACCACACGGAACGCTTGTTACGAGTCTCGTACAGCATCTGTCGTTCACGGGTAAGACCAGAGAACTGGTTATCTACATCCTTGCTGTTGTCTAAGTTGATTGGCTTGTTGCCACCCCACCTCTCTCCAACAGCAGGCTCCTTAATCGCCAAGTAGTCAAAGTAATACTTTGGTTTCTTGCTCAATAAGAAAACGTATTCGTGAGACTTCACGCACCTGTCCTTCACCGGCTCAGGCATCGTGTTTGGCTTATGCCAAATAATGTCTTGCCTCAGATACCACCCGTCTGCTTGCAGGGCGAATGCCAGCCTCCACGGAATCCCAGCAAGGTCTTTTGCCTTGTAGTTCTTGGGAACGTGGTTCTGAAGAGAATAGGTGGGTTGCCAGTTATCTGAACGCTTCTTAGATGACTGCCCCCCGCGACCACCGCCGATGTATGAGTCACCAATGTTCAACCAGATAGTGCCGTCGTCGGAAAGAACACGACGCACCTCACGAAACACTTCCACCATTGCTTCGACATATTCTTCTGGAGTCTGCTCCAACCCCAACTGCCCATCATGCCCGTAATCACGAAGACCCCAATACGGGGGAGAGGTGATGACACACCTGACTGACTGATCTTCCAGCCCCTTCATTGATTCAATGGCATCACCAACAAGAATCTCAAACTGAGACACACGCACCTCCAAGTGCAATTAAGTAGGTTTACTTACCTAGTGGTTCTTCAGAGTCAACAACTGCACAGGGCTGGGCGCACGCGGCATAGCCAGCAATATCCACCCAATGATCCTTCAGCGTTGGTGTCGCATACGAACGGGCAATCTTGGTCAGCATGAACATGACTGCTACATCTTTGCGAGTGAACTGATAGTCAGGAATGTAAGCCGTCCACAACCGAGCGATGTTCTCAAAGTTGTTCTCTGGCTCAGAGTAATCACGGTTGCGGTCAACAGTTACCGCAGATTTTGCTTCCTCAAGAACTTCCTCCCTGAGTTTCCGAGACTGCTTCGGTGTCAACACTTGGCATACCCTCCATAATCATGGATTCAATATCGTGAATCCGCTTTGATATTGATGTCCACAGTTGCTCAAACAACGTCAAGCCACCAATCGTAGACCAATCGACAGTTTCAGTCATCATGCTTTGATAGCAACCAAGAACCGCGGCGACAACATACCTTGTACTCCACGCATCGTCACGGATGGTTTGCAAGATGTTCTCTATTGAGTCGCCGTCTTCAATCGCTCGCTCAACAAACATGTCGATGGAGCGCGCTAGTAGTTCGGTATCCAGTGTGTATTTGTCTGACATCTCTACTTCTTGCTGTTGAACATTGAGTCAAGGAGAACAGCCAGCATGATAACAACAAAGCCAATAAAGCCCGACATCATAATGACGCTCTTCATAATCCGACCCGTCGCTTTGAAAGTTGAGTGGTCGGGAAGTGTTCGATGACCCGCGACAACCTAATGAGCGGTGTCCACGGCTCTCCCGTGACTCCAGTCTTCCCGACCACGACCATTGTTTATGACCGGCTTTCCCGAATGCTCAACACCCGATGACCAGTGTTGAAGATGTGGAGCAGACGAAGTGACACTGCCCAAACGTACACCCAACAAGCAATCGAAGCGAACTTCATTGCCGGTGTTTGGTTAACAGTCTGGACATAATCCCTTGGCAACCAAGGCATCGTCCAAAAGAAATAGACAAACGCAGTCGCTACGAATGTCGCCAGTAAAAGCCTAAAACGCCTACTCATTTCCCTGCCTCCTTAATGCAGTGTGGGCACAAGTCAGTGTTTGATGTTGACTTCCACCCATAGTCCTGAAGTGACTTACGAAAAGACGTTGCGGTGGTTCCCCACTCACTCTCTGCCTCTCCGCAAGCATCACAAACAATTTCAATCATTTGATTGACACTCACTTGAGAATTAACTCTTTCGCTTTGCCCTTGCCGGAGCGAACCCCGTAATCCTCAAAATGTTCCTTGCACATGTTCGCCCACTTGTCGGGAAAGATGACCTTGCCCCGATACTTGGCAGTTGTATCACCTGCACAGAAGTCGCACGATGGCAACTCCTTAACTTTGTACTGCATTGTCTTCATGCTGTTTCCCTCCCGAATTCGATTGCTCAATGATCTCATTGAGTCGTTCGATTTCACTCGCGGCCTCTTCCAAGAGATGCCCTATGTCTTTCTGATAGATAGAACAATATCGAAGTCTGCTGACCAAGTCAAGTATTAAAGATGTCACCTCTTCCCTCGCATGGCTGTCGCAATCAGAAATGCAAAGCCAAGAGCAAGGAAGGTATTCACCACAATGGCAACCAAGCAACCCATCACTGTCCACTCCCCTTCTGAACTAGATAACTTTTTCCGTCTGTCCCCGTGATGCTTAAACCAACGATTGGAATCTCATCAGTGATCTCGTCGTTGGGGTCAGGTTTGCTGACACAGCACCCTCGGTGGCACTCCCACTCAAACCTTGAATACAGATTTGATGGTCGACCACAGATGTACACAACCTTGCTATCCCCGTGCATCAACTGATGTCGTACACCGTTGACAACCCACGGGTAGTTGATGTCTTTGGTGCCGGTGCGGAACTCTACACCGATCTCACCTTCGCTACCGATTGCCACTGTTTCTCGCAATCGGCTGGTGTTCCTTCAACGGAGTAGAGGACAGGTAAGCACCGCACACACTGCATCTGTAGTAGCGGAACGATTTACCATTCTCTCCCAATGAAAGGTTAACAAAGCCAGATGTTCCTGAGCCTGAACAGACTATGTCAGTAGCATTGTCGTGTGAAGTGTCCATGCCCAGATATTAGTCTTCGTCAGTACGACGATTCTTGTTTTTGTCCCACTTGCGCTGAGACAATGCTCTGCCGAACTTCTTGTTGAATGCGCGCTCAGACTTACTGAACGAACGACGACGCTCATTGCGAGCCTTGTAAATATTTCTCCACTCAGCAGTAGTCCTGCTCATGTTGCGCCTCCATTAATAATTTCTATTCTTGAACTGATTGCTTTGCTTTGGATTCGTTCCACTGCTTGACTGCGCGAATGGTTCTTGAACACATTGGGCAACGGTCACCGAACTTGCGTGAATGTGTCCACCCGATTTGTGTCGCTTCATGGCGATTGTCGCGAGGGCTTCGTGTACGACTCATTCCGTCACTGTTTGTATGAGTGTTAAATTTCGCACCGCAACCTGTGTCGCAGGTAATCCAAACGTATTGCATAAATGCCATTTCTTCTCTCCTTGAGAACGGTGGTTATGGGTTACTCAATCGATTGTATCCCACGGGTGTTACCCAACGCAAGCATCTTTGTTAGGAGTACCACTCTCCACCCTGATTGCGAACAAACACCTTGAAGATGTGTGCGCCTGATATCAGGGATGAGAAGGTCGAACTAGCGAGCATGGCTGGAATGTTAATCGACGACCCTATCGCTTGTGTGGGGAATTGGGGGAAAAGAAGATGGTCATAAATGTTTGTCCCCATACTGGTGGTTAGTGGGGTAGCGTCCTCATAAGAATCATTGATATTGGATACTAAACATACTTGATATTCATCAAAGTCTTGTTCTGCCATCCACCAGATGCCGGGATACTTGTTTTGACCACTGCTACCTGTGTAGTGAACGTGTGTCTGGTTGAGGATATGTACACGGTTAACTGATGCCAGCGTGTAGTTGAGAGTAAGTGTTTGTTCATCACTCTCATTGCCGTGGGAGTCATACACCACCGCATTGATTTCCTTGCTCCCTTCACCGGGATACAAATAGATGGTGATGTTCTTCCTGTACGGAACGATGGTGTTGTAACCGAAGGTGGATGGCAGAACTCCCGACCCATACACCTTCATGTGTGTTATGTCTTGTTGCCCGTTGAGGTAATCCTCGGCTTCAAGAATCAGTTCTACTTTCAGCGTGTCGACTTCTGTTGAGTTCCCGACCGTACGCAAACTAACCCCTGCTGGGGGGTCTTTGTCAATTAGTAGAGAAATGTAACCTGCCATGAGGCGAGACGTTGTTTAATGCTCAGAGGGTTCCAGTGAACACGATTTGAACTGTGTCACCCGACTTGAGGTTTGCCGTTGAGCCAAGCAACGTTTCAAACACCAATGTCCCACCAGTCAATGCATTGAACACGCCGGTCTTTGCAATGTTGACGGTCTGGTCGCTAGTGAAAGTCTTGGTCAACGTGTAGGAAGATGTCCCATTGGTGTGTGCATAGACAGCCTGAGTCCGAGCGAGTGTTCCAGATGTGATCTCTCCCGGCAACGTCGTATTGGACGCGACTGGGGAGTCTGTATTTGCGGACAGCCCAATGTAGGTCGCTGATGCATAGTCACCAGTACCATCTGAGCCTGTGTCTCCCATGATGCGAGCCTGCCAGTCTCTGCCTGCGTCTGTTCTTGCCATTGTCTTAATCTCCCGTTGTGTAAGGACCGTTTGTTCCGTCGCCCCATCGTGCAGGACGCTTCTTCCTGTCGCTAATGCCGTAGTGCTGACAGAGAATCTTTTTGAGCAGTGTGTCGTCTGCTTCAATCCAAGGTGGATTACCTAAAGATAAATCCATGTGAAGTGGGATTGATTCGATTACTGCTGATGCCATTTCTGTGAGGGGCATGCCTTCTGGGAAGAAGAACGATGTTTCACGTTCCCCTTCGATTGTCCGATACCTGACGCGCTCTGGCTCGTCCGAGTTCTCGTCACGAAACCCTTCCAATGCGAATGGGTTACCAACTACTACTTTCACTTACTAATCTCCCTTTCGCTGACCAAGCGATCTATTCTCTCACCCTGAGCGTCAATGCGCTCTCCGAGTTTGTCAATCTTTTTGTTTGTCACTTCTCTCTGATCCATCTCTTGTTGCATGTGAGAAGTTAACCGAAGTTGAATGTCAGAAACAGAACCAGACACTTTCATCTGATTCTCATACATGTCTGTCACCTGCTGAATCAAAGTCCCGTGACCATTTGGGGTGCCAATTTTTGACTCCAACTTTTCTTCAACCAACTTATGTTGCCTGTTGTTCTTGATTATTGCAACACTGATTAAGGCGATGTTTGGAATAGCAACGATCATTATCTCAGACCAATTAAAAACATCGTTTTGTATATTCTGGTCAACAATCTGCTGAACGTAAGAAATAAACATATTAGATCATCCCGAATGGTAAATCTTCAGGTCACCAGAGTCTGATTCGTCATAACTTTTCCAACCAGAGTAGTAAGCCGTAATTGTAGAAGTTCCTTGAAGTGTCACGCCCCTTGCGCGAGTAGACGCGCTTGGACTGAAAAAGTTGTCATACCAACTAGTGGGTAACGTTTCCCATCGCTCCTGAGGGCAGTCGCCGTTGACACACCAACCCATGCCTGAAAGAAACCCCTCTGAAGGAGGACAACTACTTGCGCGAGCAGTACATGAATGCCAGTTAATTGCTGGACTTAACGAACCGCCAGAATATCCAGTTGTTTGCTCATCCCTCTTTAAATTGAGTTGGAACAATGAAACGGTTGTACCAGCCAAAAGGTCATAAATCTGTGTCCCATAAAAATAAAAACCGTAATTTTCTCCACTGCTTGTGGAACCCTGATACACCTGCGTGTATGTGCCAGTCGCACTTTGCACATAAGAATCGCTTCTCCAGCCAGTTCCACGCCACGTTCCAGAATCAGTCGGTCCGATAGTGATTGGGCTGGGGGTGCGTCCACGGGCAGTACCAGTCCATGCCATGCTGTCAACATTTAATGGGGTTCCAGCGTTACCGCGAGCATCGTATGGGGTAATTCGATACCGATAAACCATGTAGTTGTCTAAGATATTTGTATCTGTCCAACTTTTTGCTTGACTTGAAGAACCAGAAACAGTGGCAACATTCCCGTCTAAATACGCGGAGGAGCCAGCATACGGATTACGAATCCTACTAATTACTACATGGTCGAAATCGGCATCAGATGAATTTGTCCAAGCAACAACAGCGTCACCGTTATTCCAAGTCACAGTCGCGCTTGTAACAGCAACCGGACCAGTCTGGTCACGGACATAAAATTCTTTCCAATCATTACTGACCTTGACATAACCGAAGTCAATGTTGCGCCATGTGCCAGAAACTTTGACAGCCGGTCCGTCTACGATTTCTCGCCAAGTACCACCGTCTTTAACGTGGAATGTCATTTCTGAGCCTCACACATACTTGAGCCAGAC